TCACTTCTGACTGCGTAACATTCCTTTGATTTCGGAAACGTCACTTTTAATGTCTGAAAGTTCCCGTACTAAATCATACAATTCATCAATATCTGCTTCATTGCTTTCTGTTTTAGTTTCTAATACCGCAAGTTTACTTTCAATATCACTTATTCGCCTTTCGGCTTCTAAGATCTCTTGTTTTCGTCTGTAGAGTAGACGCCCCATAAATGTACAAAAGGCCATTAATAGACCCCCTATCGCGATGTAGTCCATTACTTTATCCTTATTTTATTTTTATACTCCGCCTATCATAATTTGTAGAATAGTTAGTAATTCCCCTAATGGGACTTGAATAACTACAATTCCAAACGCATCTAGTAGCGGTACTATTAACCAGTTGTAAGCTACAATCATAGTTAACACAAATCCAAGTGCGTTACGCCAATGAAAAGAACTTTTCTCAATTTCAATTTTATTCGTTTCAATTTGCCCTTCCGCATTTGTTACTTGTACTTCTTTTTCAATTACTTTAGTTTTAGTAAAGTAACCCATACCCAATTCAATTATTTTTGTGATTAGTCCTATCATTCTTTTATTCCTACGATTGATAACCAAACGAAAGTACCCTTTACAAAAACCCTTTCATGACTGAGTACAACAACATTTAATACCAAATCGCGTAATTGCCACTCTACTACATCACCTTCTTTTAGATCCTGGGGTTTTTCAAATGCTATATTCATTATGTACTGTACTTGATCATTAGATTCATGACTTTTTAGTACCTTCTTTAGTTTCTTATTTCCCATAAACCCACGATCATAAGGTAATGAATTCATCAATGGTGTTACATTATCTACTAAGATATATGGCGTTTGTTCTTCATAGTGTTTTTGCATTATCTCTATCATTACTTGTTCCTTGTACTGAATTCCCCACGTAAACCATTAATCACAATATTTATTTTCTTATCGGCATTTGCGTACCAATCAAAGATAATCTTACGTTCTTTTGGCTTTTTGACCGCTATTACGCGATCATCTTTTTTACGTGTATCAATAATTCGTTTAGTTCCTTTTTGTTCTATTACTTTATATTTACCAGATTTAAGATTACTCTTTAATCCAGTAATGTTACCTTGTTTAGTTAATCGAGCATTACTAGTAGGAATGAACTTATCAATGTTGTCTCGCTCTACTAATGAACCGTATAGATATTGTGCCTGTATATCCTTAACCATAATCGTTACGGTAACGCCCGTAGGACGCTTAGAGAAGAATGTTAACATTGCGTTACCAGTGAACGGTACTACACCCCCTGCTGCGGCCTGATTGATTCCCGTTTGAAGTTCACGTGATACCTTACGTAGATCATTGATTAATTCACTACGGAATTCATTATTAACTTCACGTCCACGTTTATTCACATAACCCTGTACTTCTTTTATGCCTTTTACATATTGCCTAGCCATTCTTCTATAGTCCTTATAATTCCTTTTAGTTTTCGTTTCTGTGTGTTGTTGGGAATACGGCATTTTGTCATCATTGCCTTATTCAAAATGTTTTCATCAAGTGAGTGTGTGAGGATTAGAAAGGATTCTACATAGTTTGCTTCTGTCATTGTCTCAAAGCCCCATAGGATAGTACGGGTATAGTTCAAGCCTGAGTCGATCATACTCTGTACTTTCTTAGAGCTAGTCTTGTAGTCTCGCCACCCGTTTTCTTTTTCTGCCCCTGTTAATTTGGTACAGTCCTTTACCCCTTTCCATATTTGTTTTACGCCGATGTAATAGCCATCTTCAAATTGAAACAAATAAACAAAACCAACTGAACTACCATCTAATAATTCATCCTCCGACCAATCCGGTGAATACTGCCAATCATTCATAAATACCTCATATATTATTATTTTTATAAAGGTATTTAGCAATGGACTTAAAAGATCGATTAATTAACTATGAAGGTACGAAAGAGTACCAAGCAACACGTGGATATTTTAAACAGGGTAAATTCTGGATGTATAAAGATACTGAAGGATACGACACGATAGGCTACGGGCATTTAGTACAAAACCATGAACGTGAAAAATTCAAATCAGGTATTACCCCAATGGATGCCGATTTATTATTGGCATGGGATATTGACCGTACTATGAAAGATGTAAAAACACTTGGTCTTACACTCCCAAAGGATTGGGAAGATTTCATGATCATTATGGTGTTTCAATTAGGTTTAGCAGGTACTAAGAAATTCAAAAAGATGATTGCCGCCCTAAAAGTACAGGACTATAAGGAAGCAATTAAACAGGCTAAAGATTCTTTATGGTATCGACAGACACCAAATCGTTTAAATGATATGGTAAAACAATTAGTTAACAAATAAGAAAGGGGCATAATGCCCCCTTTTATTGCCAAAATGAACCATTACCCCGCATGATTTGCATCATTGGAGTTAGGCAATTAAATGTCAACCAGTGTGCTACAGTATTAGTTAAACTATAACTTACAGTAACGCTAACATAAACATTTGGCGAATCAACAACTGCCGAATGGCGTAGTAATGTGTAGGTATCGTTCACCGCATATGTACGTACTGAGCCGTTAATATTAATACTACATTGTACTGTTTCACCACCAGAAGAAATACTACGTAGAAAGTTCATATCAAAAACAATCTTTTTACTTCTCGCATCGGTGGTACTATCACTAAAGTTAAAATAGTAAGTTCTGGAACCAGTAACAGGCGTACCACCTGAAGGCTTATCTATTCTCACCAGTCCAGTATCTGGATATACATTCCCGTTCACAATGTCACCAACAAAACTTGTTGCTTTTACCGTACCTGTAAACTCACCACCAGTAGCATAAACAGTACCACGGAAGTTACCATTATTGAAAAAAGCATTACCATCTTTACCAATGTACCAACCTGACTTATTCCAAACATAGTTATTAGAATAGATCTCATTACCAATTTTTAAGTTGGTTATAGCTCCGTCCTGTACTTTAAGTGAATTAATAGCACCATTGGCAATATTCGCATTTTGGATCGTCGCTTGGGCAATCTGAGCACCGTTAATACTTGCGTTCTGAATCATTGCCGATTTCAAATATGTAGTACCTGTACTGGCATCAACTACGAAAGGATAGTTACGCGTCGTATCGCTAGCATTAGCTGAACTAATTAAACTAAAGCGATCTGCTACAACGGTGAATACTGATTCTTTACCATCATTCCCAAGAGCAATCCCAGAAATATATCCATTTTGGTTAGCGACAACTTGCCAGCCTTTGAAATCGACATTATCAATGATCTCTTGTTTAATAGTATTCATCTTAGCCGAATCTAATACACCATCTATAATATCTTCATTTAACTGTGAGAATGGGATAGAAGTATTCTGTTTATATGGTAGTGATAAAGTCCAGTTGACATAACCATCCATGCCGTATACGTCCACCTGTGCCGCTCTAATGTAGTATTCCCCATCAGGTACGCTCATCCAATCCGTAAACGCTGCGGTACTGGTATGCGTGATTACACCACTTGAATAGTCGCTTGTACTGGAGACTTGAAAGATCATGTGATCAAAGTCAATCGGACGGTTAGCCACTGACCATGTAAAGGCAAGAGCACCAATACCACTAGCTACTTTAAAATCTAGTACCTGTGGGGCTTGTGGGTTCGTTACTTCAATGAATGCTTCGGCTGAGTACGTACCCGAACTAAAACCACGTGCGGAGACACTGAAGCGTACTGTACGCCCTATGTCGTCTGCCCTGTTTTGTGCTAGGGTATACATGAAAGTAAGATCTTTAGTACGGTAAGTTTTGACCTTCACACCTGATTTATAAACGCCTATTTCATACTCTTTAAAGTAATCCATAAACGGTCTACCATTAACTTGTAGTGAAGTTTGATCATTCCAGCCAATATAAAAATCTTCTGCCTCTGTGGTAGTCGCATTGATTGAAGCGTTAATTAGTACAAGTCCCGTAGGAGTTGGTAATGTAAAGTTAAAATCTGGCGTAACACCATTAACTTCAAGTTTATTTGAAACAAAACCTAAGTTATTGTATGCGGCTACCGCAAAATCATATTTAACACCATCTACTAAATTATAAACGTCATATGAAGTTTCATAGATATTTGTAGCGGCAAGATATGACCAATCATTAGTACCGGAACGGCGATAATATACATAGTATCCACGTAGGTTAGGATCTGGTGAAGCCGTCCATGACATATTAACAATCATACCATTAATAGTACCGCCCTTTTTGACCACTTCTAGGTTACTTGGGGGTTGTACACCAATGACATTATTGATTGAACCATCTGGAGTCCATACACCCGGATCTTTACCTTCATAGATACCATCATTAGTCTGTGCTAGTGTTAGCTGAATATATCCTAATGAATCCTGTGCTGTACTAATATCTTTAGCTACAATGCGGTACTTAGAGTTAATTTCAAGTTCCTGTAGATGTACATCTACACAATCATAGATTTCAAGATCCCAAGCATCGGGGGTAGTTAGTGTGATTACGTTTTGCCCGTACTTCATCTTGAGAAGTTCACGGTTTGCCAATTGTGCTAAATGTACTTTGTCATAAATCCATGTAAAATCTAATGCTCTAGTAATTACCCGACCATCTGAACGAATCACTTCATCTTGGGAAATTTCTGATGGAAAACGTACAATATCATTACCGTACTTATTACCTACTGCCGTATATTTTGCATCAATAGTATTACAATAATTACTAGTACCGGATGTGACTACTTTAACGTCACCCACAATATTAGTTTCATTGAATGTTTTTAGTGATACGGATTTACGATCCACACCACAACAAATTTTACCCATATTCGTATATACGAATCCTGAGAATGTTTGGAGAATTGATTCGATAGTCTGTTTATAAGTTTCATTATATGATACTGCACCATTAGAATAAAAGGACATATCTTTACAGTACTGTGCCGCTGTTCTAAATGAATCCATATCAATTAATGCAGGTTCAAGTCCCATACCCCAAATTTGGTTAGTGAGGATTTCATATATCTGGGATGGGCCATTACTAGAAGGTTTACGGGACATATCCGAAAGATCTGTAATAACCTGTCCCTTTAGTTCTACTTGCATTACGTAGTTGTCATTTACTAGAGTACTGGTTTCTAATGAATCCTGTGTTTTCTTAATTACAGTTGCAATTGATACAACACCATCCCCACGAAAATTATTATTATAACGTGGTCCCGCATACTCAGTAGCTAAGGTTTTAGTATTTGTATATGCTCCACCAAAACGTACTTCCAATTGTAGATATGGGCGAAATTCTGGTTTTATCATATTAGGTGATACAACACCATCTGCCCTGATGCTTGTCTCTAAAACTGGTTCTTTATCAATATAGATTTGTTCAATCCATTTTTCCGTTCCTGCCATTGCTACGATGTGTTCAGTATAAAGATATTGTGAATCACTATTCTTGATGTTATACCAACTTACAATAGTACCGGATAGTACGAAAGAACCGTTTTTTCCTTCAATGGTTGGTCCATCACCACCAAGTAGTACAGGTAAACCACTTGCGGGGCTGGTAGATCTACTTAATGATGTAGCGGCATCATCATAACCAGTAGTACCAATCTGTGCCAATTGTGAGGACATGACGAAAGATAGAGCACCTGCCCCCGCTCCCCATGCCGCCGCCGCATACAGGGAAGCACCACCCGTATAGAATGCCGCGAATACGGCTACAGCCATTACAATTGCGGATAGAAAACCGCCTCCACCTTTACCCATTAGTTTTTCCTTACTCTGTAAAACTTCCCATTCCGTGGGATAGCTATTAATTTAAAATGTGTGTGATCTTCATCAACCCCAATTAGTCTATTGGAATGTACTACGCCCATAATTAGGGGATTATCATCACTAATCCAGATATCACCATCAATTGGTAATTCTACGGGATCACTATATTTAATGATAATATCACCCGTACTAATAAAGCCGAGTGATTGTAGTTGTTTTACACCTGCTTTAATTGTTTTGTACTTGGCAATTTGGGAGTAGTCAGTACCCGAACGTAAATCTAAAACTTGTAAGCACATTAGATTACAGTCATTAGTACCAAGTTTATATTCCGTACTCAATGCGGTACTTACGATTGTGAATAAATCCATTATTTGTATCTCCAAGTTTGACCACTATTTACTACACCAAGTAATGACATGATTTCATCGCCTTTATAGTAACTTTGATATACTGAGTTAGCGGCAAGTGTACGTGTCTGTAGGTCGAGTTGTTTATAAACTGAGTTAACTGTTACGGTTAATTCATTTGTCGTACTGATTGGGTTAGCAGTGGCTTCGATAAAGTCAATAAAGCCAGTGTACATACGCCAATAATCCAGTACATCACCCGTTGCCGGATTGAGAATTACCATGTATAGGTTTACTTGAGCATCTTTAAGAGCACCACCCAAAGATAATGCCCGTACTGAACCATTCACATTACTGATTTTAAAAGTCATTGCGGCGTTCACTATTTGCTTCTCTTCTGAAAATGCGGGTAGTGAGTCCGTTATTAAATCGGGAAATGGGGTATACTGAGTACCGCCAAATGTAATGGGGTTAAGTCCATCATTCCAGTAAAACGGGGGAATACTCTTAGGTATTACATCAAATGCCCTTACGTGAACACCCATAGAAAGTACATCCATAATAGTTAGTACTGTCTTATTTGCACCCCTGAATAGATTGTAATATTCTAATAGTGCCGGATTGGTTAAGATATTTGGATTCATTAGCGTACTACCTCATGACATTTAAACTGCATTTGTACAAGGTTAGTAACTGGCATTTGGTAATCATTATCAGGTGCTAATGTACCTTCAATTACAAGGCCATTATAAAAAATAGTTTCACCCAATTGTACGTTAGCTTGAAGTGCCGGAAATAAAGATAATTCAGTACCCGTATTTTGTACTACAGTATAAAGTTTCTTATGGTTGGCAAATTGAATCATTGCCCCTACTTCTAAAGTTTGCGGTAAATTGGTCTGTACTTTATAAAGCCCACGGTTAACAGCTACCTTTGAAGTTACCGTACCAGATTGAGATCCGTTATATTGGGATAAATGCCCCATGCTCATCTGAAAAGGTTTACCCTGTCTATATTGGGCTAAGAATGCCAGTACTTCTAAACGGTCTTTTTGATTGAATGAAAGTGTAAATTGATAATCATACCATTGGACACCCGTACTACGTTGAATTAGTGCTCCCGTCCATGACTGATTAGAATATTGTGGTGATTGATCCTGTAGTGTAAAGTCACTAATAGATACATTTTTAAAAGTTAATTGTGCCATTATATGCCCCTTATTTTAATGTATTTAGGGGGCATGAAGCCCCCATATTATGTACTGCGTTTCTGTGCTGATATAACAGCTTGGTTTACTGATTGGGAGTGTTTTTTCAACATCTTATTAAATGTTTCATCATCACCGCCATCTACGTTACCTTGAATAATTAAAGGTGCGTTAATAACTGTTTCACCAGTGCCACCATTGCTAGCATTATCATCTAGGAATTTTTGTAGCTGTTGGTTTTGACCTCTTGATACAACACGCTCACCAGCTTGTAGAACCCATGTGGAATCTTTTCCTAAAGAACCCGGCACTTCTTCTATACCTGAGTGGGCTTGCCCTTGGGCTGTACTAATAATCTGTGCTCCCATACTTGCTACTTGAGCATATGCCGCTAATGAAGCCGGAAAAGGAGTAGCTAAAGCACTGGATAGTGCTACTTGTAGGTTCATCATGATCTGTGCCATTGATAGACCTTTCTGGATCGCCCAGGCTGCCTTTGCAGCACCTGAAGATTCACCAAAAACACCCGCTAGCATAGTACCCATATCACCCGCTGCGGTTGACATAAGAGATAATTGTTGCTGTGCGTTTTGCTGTTCTAACTGTAGGGCTTGTTCTGCGTAACGTGCCTTAATTTCAGCTTTGCGTTTTTCAAAATCTTCAGTACCCGCAAGTAGTTTTTCATTTAATTGAAGTTCTAATTGTTCCCGCTGTGCGTTCTCTTGAAGTAACTTTTCAGTATTATCATAGGCAAATGGATTACCACCATTAATACGCTGATTTTGTTGATCTGCTAAGAAACCTTTTTGAGTACCGTTAAGACCTGATAGATTGTTTTGATCAATTAAGTCCTGATTAGGATTACTATAACCAATCATTTGATCTACTAATTCAGTACGGGCTTGTGCTGCCGACTCTTTAGCTTTATCTACCATTGTGTCTATTTCGTCTTGCGACTTCTTGAGAATAGCACCAGTATCTTTAATGGTTTTCTGTAGCTGTAATTGTTGGCGGTCAAAATTCTGTAGTCTTAATTCATTGGCATTATCGGCAATATTAGTTAGTGCTGTTTCCCAATTACGTTGGGCTGTTTCACGTGCGGCTGCGGCCTTTTGTGCTGCGGCTTGTGCTTTACGTGCTGCGGCTTCCTGTGCCTTTAATGCTTTATCGGCTTCTGCCTGTGCCTTACCTTTATCTACCCATCCAGTATTCGCATTTGGTTGTACGCCAGCTTTACCAGTAAAAGCATTTGAAGGGGGATTTAGTACAGGAGTATTTGAAGTGTTATCTGTTTCAGGTAATGAACTTCTAATAGCATCTGTGACAAATCCCAAGCCAGGAAACATACCAATTTTATTTAAAATTGCCTGAAATTCATTTGCCTTATCAATTAGGTTTACAAAGAAATTATCATTAGTAGAATTCATTGCTTCGATTAAATCGTTTGTACTTTTCACTACTGGATTTAAAACATCAATCAAGTAAGTTTGTCCGGTAGTTGTGAGAGTATTTAGATTCTTATCAAATTCTTTAAAGTTTCTTGCCGCTTCTTCAGTTACTGCTACTGTTTGTGATTGGATTTTATTCCATGCGTCTTGTTCACTTGCTGATTGATTTAGTATTGGTATTAATCTACTGGCATCACTTGCTAATGTTTCAAGTATCCAAGTTTGGGTAGCTTGATCCGCTCCAGCTTTTTTTAAATCAAAGAAAGTTTTAATTACAGCCTTTAAACCGCCATCCGTCTGATTAAGTAGTGGTGTAAACTCTTTGATGTTTAAACCTGCCGCTACAAAGTCATCTACTAATGAACCACCGTTACGGTACGCATCACCGAGCTTATCGAGTGAGTCCTGATTTAGATCCATGACCTTATCAACGGCTAACCCCGTTTCACGAAATGCCTGATTCCATTGCTGAATTGCCGTTACTGATAAACCTGATGCCGTACTTACTTGATTAAGTTCCCGTACTAGATCGTTAGCCTTTAGTGTAAGTCCTGCTAGTGCTGTACCCGCAATGCCTACCGCACCTACCAGACCAGTTAGACCACCTGAGATACGCCCGATACCACCACTGATATTATCGGCTACAGATCCCATAGTACCGCCAGCCTTTTTACCGAACTTGCCTATACTATCTTCTGCTTGGTTTAACTTCTTTTGTAAACCAGTAGTATCACCATCTACTTCTACAATTATCTTTTTATTTCTTGCCATTATTCTTACCTTCTACAAGTCCTTTCATCATTGCCCCAAATGATGCCGCGTTTTGTTTTGTATTTTGTTCTTTCTTTTTCTCACGTTTGGCGTTCTTTTCTTTCGCCGTGAGTGAATCATCACCAAGAATCCCTAGATAATCAAAATCATTTAGAGTTAGATTTTTACGCCCTTCTTTAGTAATACTCTGAGAAGATAGTAATAATGTGTGGCATAATTGAGCATGTGCGATCATATCCGTTTTAGCTCCATTAGGTTCAATTAGTTGATCATAGATATAAAGGGCATTAAAGATATCTGGATCTAATTCGTCTAATTCTTGGGGTGAGAGTCCCCGCTTATGTAGCATCTTAATACTAAAGCGGGCTTGAGGATTCACTCTTATTTTTTTTCTACTTCGTCTACACCATCTTCAACGGTGAGTAGTCCTAAAACTTTAATGTAGATATCATTTGCTACTGTAGCATCAATTTCTTGTGCTGAGTCCGTATCAAAAACTGATTCCCCGTTTTCATCTTTAACACAATATACCAGTACAGATAGAACGTCAGTACAATGGGGTGCGTCTTTTACTGTAGGACGGGAAATGTATAATTCAATACCTTCTACTTCGATTTTATGTAGTTTTGGTTTTAGTGCTTTTTTGAGTGCTTCAATGTTCATTATGTTCTCCATAAAAAAAGGATGTGAACCGTTATTGATTCACATCCTTATTTATTACACTACTGGAATTACTTTAGCTTCTAGTGGACCACCATCTACCGCAATTACAAAATCACGGTTTACTACGTCGTCTTTATCACCTGAAGTAACTGAACTAGATACAAAACCCACTACTACAATTTGATACCCATTAGTATGAGTACCATCTTCATAGTAAGTAATACGGAATTGTTTACGTAGTTGGTTTTCTTCCGCGTTTAGTAGATCAATGTGAACTTCATTATCTGGAAGATAGTGTACTGTCAAAGTAATATCAGGTACTGACTTACTGCCAATTAGCTTACGATTGTACTTATCATTGTATTCTACAACGTCGATCACTACGTTCTCTGCTCCGATAGTTGGGAAACTACCCAATTCTGGAATTTCTTTAAAGTCAGTAGCTACTGTTTTAGAACCTGCTGTATGAGTGCCGACTTCTACAGTAACGTTACTGCCTGAAAAAATATCAAATGCCATTTTTTATATCCTTATATAAGTTTATTTGTGGGTAGTCCCTCTACCCACGTTGTATTTATTTAGTAATTAGTGATTGTACTAATGCTTTTAGTTCATCAATTTGTTGTTGTTGTGCTTCAAGTTGTAAAGCCTGTGCTTCTACTTTAGAAGTTAGTACAGCAATAGTTTCTTCATTTGCTTCTACTTTCGCGTCTAGTTCTTTAGTAGCGTTAATCTGTAGGGCTTGTACTGCGTATGAGTTAACAGCTAATAGTGATTCATCACCACTTGAGGTAACAGCTTCTGGTAATACCTTCTGTACTTCCTGTGCGATTAACCCCGCTTCATGTGAAGTATAGGTATGTTCATTAGGTGTTAAGTCGCTACGCTTATCATAGGTATAACCTGTAAGTTTTTTAAGTTTATCAAGTGAGCCTGTTATTTCTTCAATATTAGATTTCAAACGTTGATCGGATGTACTAACCCATGAAGTAGCAGTACCTACACCTGCGGAGGTGTACATGAAGAAAGCACCACCAACGTTTAGACGGGCTTCAACTACTCCACCTGCGGGGTTGAATGTATCAAATGAAGTAGTAAATGCTGTACCCCATTGTACTGACTTCCAAATGTTCACACATTTACCTTCACCTGGAATTTCTACAAGCATTCCGGCGGCACGATCACGCCAGTTTGCCCAGTTTGGTACACCATCTACCTGACCTGCTATTAGTGCTGCTGATGTTCCGTTTCGAGGTATACCGGAATAAATCGCGTTTTCTTCTCTATTAGTTTGGTTAACAATCATCTTAGTATTATTAAGTGTTAAACCGGATGTAGTGTAAGTAGCTACGCGGGCTGCGTTTGCGTACACATCTAAAACACCATCACTTTGTTGAGCAAATCCAGTGTCATTATCACCAATTGCAATAGATCGAGCACCTAACCCTTGAGCGTCACCCGGAGTGCCAATTGACATACGATCGGTTACTGCTAATGTTGCTGTACGAGTTTTTCCTGAAATACCAATTGTGGAAATACCAGATACCGTACCATTAGAATAAAATTGGTAATATGCGTTTCGGTTTGTTGTACCATCACCTGCATGTAATGTAAGTTTGGGTACTCCATCAGCTTGAATTTCAGAATACATGCGACCAATTGCACGTACACCAGAAGATGTATTATATAATGTACTTGCAATGATACCACCATTATATAATGTGTCATCACTCCATGTATCGGCAAATACACCCCCAAAGTTGGCATTTTGTATTCTACCCAATCCAAGATTATTACGAGCACCATCTACATCTAAAGCACCTGTACCGCCATTGTTAATAGGTAAGGCAATGCGAGCACCCGAACTTAAATTCATAGCCCCCCATGTACCATCCTGTACAAATAGACCAACGTTGGAAGTACCATTACCACGCAGAAAAGTACCGTTATCTTGTTGTTGTAATCTTTCAATTTGAAGATTGATTTTAGCTTGCTGTACTGTAGTTGCTCCTGTACCACCTTGACCAGTACCCAATGGTATAAATCCACCACCATTTTGTGTGTTATAAAATCCCCACGAATTATTACTAATAGTTAAGTATTTTTGTCTATCTGGCGACTGTATATAAGTTTCACTTGGAGATTGATTATATCGTTCAAGTTCAAAGTTCTGTCGAGCACCGGAAGCATTCCATGCACCAGTACCACCTTCTGTAACACCCAATGGAATATAAGCACCAGTAGTAGAGTTATAACCACCCCATTTACCATTATTATCAATTACAAGTGATTTTGTTTTATCTTGTGTGAATACATGGGTTAGTGTCGCGTTTTGTTGTAAACGATCTACTTGTAAATTAACTTTTGAAGTTGTCACACTTGCTAAATCACTTAGATTACTTGCCGATTTTAGATAACGAGCATCATTACCAATAGTGTCGAGAATACCAAGTTTAGTACGGGCTGCTGTTACGTCCGTTAATTCTGAAAGGTTACGCGATCCGATCATGTAACGTGCGTCATTTTCTGTGGTACTTAGAATGCCTAAGTTACTACGTGCGGTGATTACATTATCAAGATCTGATAAGTTATTAGCTTTACTTAGATATAAAGTATCCGATTCACCAGAAGTATAAACACGTGACCACGGCGTAGTATTATTACGTGCGTAAATGCGTAGATCGCCGGAGTCGGTTAACATTAGGTTAGTGTTAGATTGTCCCGTAGGTTGTGATACTAACTCAATACCGTATAGATCCGTTCCTGCGGGGTTATCTAGGTCTGCCGCTGGAATCATTACAAATGCGTTACCTTCGGCTTCCTGTGGGCTGTACTGTGGGTAATCTGGTGTACCGTCTGAACCTACCCCATAATCACCACGGCGTAGTACAGGAGGAATTAAACGAGTACCCATTGAAATGATAGTACGGGGTGAGTAGGTATACGTCATACGTACTACATCGTCTTTATCACCAGAGATCATACGGGAGTTAATATTACCCGATACAATTACGGCTTCTACCTTTCCTGCGTCTTGATCTTCAATGTAATTTACAATTAACTGGAATTCAGTTTTGTTATCGTATGCTGAGTCTAAGAATTGGTGTGTTTCTGAATCCGGTCTATAGTTCACTACGATCTCTAGATCACCAATAGCCTTATCACCAACTACAGTACGGGTATATTCTGAATCATATGTTTCAATTTTATTAGCTGAATCACTAATACTAAATGTTGGGAATGTAGCAACGTTTTCAATCTCAATATTCCCACTACTGATTACGTTTTGATTTGCCGTGTCAAGATTATAGAATAACTTGACTGTACCGCCATTAAAAATATCTGCCATTTTGAATCCTTATTTTCGTTCTAATGCTTCAATATTTAGTGTGAAAATAAGGGATGAAATACCAGTAGTTTTATCTGTGACTAATGAACTGTTACCATAGTTAACCCATAGTACAGTTACACCCTGTGCTTTAAAGATTGGGGCATAGTTTGCTTCAAAATATGTAATTAATTCATCGTACTTTGTTGATGGGGTTTTAGTATTTACTTGGGGACTTACTAAAAACTCCATATCGAATTGCCCACGTAAACGAGAATTTCCATTAAAGTTGGCTGCTTCAAGTTGATAGTCAAATGTGACCATCTGAAAAATATCTTTACCTGTGCCTGTACTTAAAGATGGGGTTAATTCTTGATAACCTTTTAGTACGGTAACAGTAGCGGCTTTCATATTTTCAATTAGTTTCATAGTACAAGCCCCGCTATTGTTTCACGGATATAGATTTCACTTACTCCGCTTAGGTCGTTATAAATTCTGTATACGGTATAATCAGTACCGCGTACTATTAGCTGAGAATCAATAGATAGATTTAACCCACTAATATCTATTGTTTTTGCTGATAGAAATGTTTCTTCATCTTCTATTAATCCTTCGGTTCCTTCAATGACTACGGGGCGAACATCAAGAATTGCTCTAAATGTTGACGCCCCGTAAGTGATAGGTTCACCAAAGGCATTTAGAAAAGTATCAACTTGATTACTTGTAAAATGCCTCATGGTTATTCCTTATGCTTGTAGTTTGATTTGTACAAATGCTTCTGGATGAGCAATAGCAGTATCTAGGTACTGATATGAACGAATAGCAATAGTTTGTGCCGCACGATAAGTAGTATCGTCAAAATCCAATTCTTGACCGGAATTCCAGTTAGCAAAAATTAGTTCTGAGAAGTCACCAATTACGATAGAGTCTTGAGCTACGAAAGTAGATTCAATTACGCGTACTTCATCATTTAGCCACATATCGTAACGATGACCAGCTACCATAGAAACGGCTGCGGTGTTACCTAGAACTGCGGTTTGACGTAGTTTTGCTAACATTGCTGGATGGACAATAGCAACACAACGATTTACATCTACGTTTGCTACACCAAGTTTTTGAATTGCTGCTTGAATATCTGCTACATCTACTACACCTGCTGCTGCGGTAGTCTGTACTGGTACTTCTAGAGCGATCTTAGCAAATACAGCTTGCTCTAGACCGTTTGAACAATGGCGTAGTAGTTCGTCAGTTACATAACGTTCAGTAGCTGCGTTACTCAAAAGCATTTGCTTGGTAATTTTCATACCTGCGGCAAACATAGTAGGCTTTAGAGTGATCTTATCGAAGTTCTCAAAACCATCTACTACTGCTTCATCTTCAGCATAAAAACGAGCTACAGGGGTCATACCTTTAGCACGTGGAATAGAGAAATTACCAAGACCATCAAGACCACCAAATACAGTTACTGGTAGTTGACCAAGTACAGTACGGGCTAGTAGTTCACGAATATAAGAATCGGCTAGTTGCTCTTTTACAAGACCTGCTGCGGTAACGGTAGATACTGTATCTGAAGTAGAACGTACCATTGCGTTCATATCTACGGAATAACCACGTGAACCGCGATCAAGTGTAGCTAGTTCGTTAGCTTCGCCTTTTAGACTACGTAGACCTTCAGCGATTACATTTTTTTGTTCCATTTTGATTTCCTTATCAATTGGTTGATTTTCTTTATTTAGTGAGCGTTTAAATTCTTCTACGCTTACGTTATTTTTAATTGCTTCATTGGTATCAATCCCTAACACCGCTGAAATAGATTGAAGTTCGCGTACTCGCTTATCTTCTACATCTTTATTTAGTGATTCTTTTACAGCGTCTACAATTGAACTAATATCAATTGAACGTTCCGCTTCTACTTCAATCTGTACTTCTACTTCTTGAATATCTTCGGTAATTACTTCTTGTACTTCTTCTGTAATAACTTCTTGGTTTAGATTTTCATCCATGATTTGTGTTTCATCCTTTAAAGTGATTTCATCATTACTATTTAGTGAACGTCCAATGCCCACTGAATTATCCGCTGGAGTACTTACGCTACTAATTTCGTATGGTTCCCAACGTGTAACGATTAGATCATTACCTTCAAAGTAATATTCACGAATGTTATAGCCTACTGAGACTTTAGGTCTGATACCTTCCAGGATCATTCCAAATATAGTATTGGCACTTCCAAGAGCACTAAAACGAACCGTTGCCCGACATACTTTATCCATATCTACGCGAGCGTTTTCTACTATTCCCACTTGGCGGGAAGCATCATGTTCAATTAAAACTGGTGCTCCATCGTTTAGGCGGGATAGATCTACGTTGTCAGAATTACATAGAAGAATCTCATTATAGAGTTGTCCTTCTATTTCGCGTGTTACTGGAATTTCTGAGGCAAAGGAAAGTTCAACGGTACGATCTACTTCATCAATAGCATTACTTATCTGTGTTAGGTTGATCGCCCTCATTTGTTGTAGTTGGTTCAATTCCATTTTCTACTTCTTCCTTTTTAATTTCTTCAAAAACTACTTGCGGGTCATAGCCCATTTCTGAAATAACCATTGCTTTACTCTTCAATCCGTTTTCAATTGCGAGAACTTCAGTTTGTAAATCTTTATATGGATCTAAACTAATCTGGCGAGTTGGTACATATTGAGCGTGGGTAAGGTTATCAAAGTCACTAAAACTTAAATTGTTTAGCACTGGATTATTTAGCATTGAAGATTTTAACCAACGAATATAAAGCGGTTTTAGTACAGAAACGATTAACGCATTTGTACGGCCTTTAAAGGTTGATTGTTGTAATTTATCTACTAACTTTGCAGCACTAAATGATGCATTACTTGTATCACCTGTTAGTGATTGAGTAGTGATATCTAAACCCATTGCGATCAGTTGCATTTGCTTATCTGTAAACTCATTGATACCGTCTGTGGTTTGAGTTGGGTTTACAGTTTTAATATCCTGTCCTGCCTGTAGTTCTACGATTGCTGCGGGGTTTAAGTAGTCCTGTTCATAATGGGCCACTTCATCACCTGTAATCAGTTCAATATCATCTGAGTCTGGATTAGTAATAAAGGCCATTGCTGATGCCGCTACTTTACGGGATGTAATTGCCGCACTCATAAACTCTTCAAATTCTTTTAGCTTATCCGTTCCTGCGTGTACATCTGGAATACCACGTTGTTGTGTTGGGTAGTCCTGTTGGAATAGATGTAGAATTTCTTCAGCGGGTACGCGTTCACGTTCACCGATATCATAGTTGTATAGTATTGGGTTAGAACGTGTAACCATATAAGCTACTGGACGGTTAGAAATACCATCAAATTCAATCCCATTTGAAATGTAGTTTCCTGATGGTAGTAGTACGTTTTGGTATGTACTTATACGCATGGAATCAATAATTTCTACTTGTAGTGAACCATTATTTTCATGAATACGAACAAAACAATCACCATCAATACTACGGGTACGTTCTACTAAACGTTGAAATGTACTGATATCTAAAGTACCGCAACGTGAAAACAATTTAGGGTTTTCTGCCCATTTATAAAACTGTTCTTCAAGTTGTTTGTTTATATCGTTATTTATTGAATCATCATCACTAACGTGTACGCATGGACGGATGTATAAACCGTCAGCACCAGTAACCCCACTACTATTAGTAGAAACATACTTTTTAACGATACCATTCTTTAGTGATAACTCACGTGAAGCGGCGACCATTACGGGTAAAGTACGGTTAATGATTGCGTTAATATTTCCAGCCTGATTACCTGAAGCAAAACCAAAACTGATAACGGGTGATTGTGATCCCATGTTTAGAGATGACATTGCCCGCTTCATGGGGTTGTGTTTCATCAATGGGACTTTATGATCTAATTGGCGTACTTGCTTTACTGGTTCCTGTACTGGTACTTCTTTTTTATTAAAAGGCCACATTATTTTGTTCTCCTAAAATTCGTTACTGACTTAATCGGGCATCCCGTATTTAGTCCTTTCATATCCGAAATTAGGGAATTAGCACGTGATACATAGATAGAACGTAGTTTCATTAGAACTTCCGAACTTTCATAGGTTAGTGCTTTATTTTGGATTGATTGACTTAGTACACCACCACCCTTTATACGGTCTAGTGTAATTTGGTCGATATCTTTGATAATCTGAATCAAGTCCTGATATTCAGAAACCTTTGCTGTGGGATCAATTAATTCGAATTGGTTTACACCATACGCAATAGGACTACTGATAATGGCAGTCCAAATACCCACATCCCAAAGATTAGTATCAATATCTGGGAATGGGTAAGTGTATGAAGTTTTAGTACCAGTAGGGCTAATGAGATCAATTTCACTTCCCTGTGGATAATCGAATGTAATTGATTCACCTTTGATGATATCGCCCTTTAGCGTTACTTTGCGAACAATTGCCATTTTATTTTTTCCTTATTTGAAGAATCCACCACCTTGTTTAAATCGTGATTTATGTACACGTTTCTGTACTGGCTTAGTTTCTTCTTTATTTACTTCTGTATTTAGTACAGCTTTCTCTTTCTGTTTATGATTGAATTCACGTAGTTTTCGGAATGGTTGTGAACCCAACTTTGATAGATACCAGTTGAAACATATTAAGGAGTAGTTTAAACAGTCGAGAACTTCATTTCGCTGAGTACTTACTTTCTTTACCCACATCCAATTTCCAGCTTTGATTACTCTTTTCTCTGATGTTAATTGAAGCATGTAATCATCTGGTAGGGAGTTAGAGAAATGTATTTGTACTTCCTTTGAGTTTTCATTATCAGTTACTGCCCTGTTTAGTAGCTGTCTAATGTTACTTTTACCTAAGTTAACGTTAAGGTTAATTAGTGTGTGTCCACCTGCTGTACTCTGTTTGAATAGTGGGTTAGTTGGTGAAGTACCACCCTTGATAGGTTTAAACACCGTGGACGCACCACAATAGCGGTATACGGTAGCTGTCGCGTTGCCGTTACTGGAGTCCACAAAACCACCCAATACTTTAAGCGGTTTACCCGATACTGTTTTAAATGCGTATTGGGAAAAGGCTGTAAGTTTATTCCATGCGGGGGCTTCTATTTTTGTACAGTCGATACTATGGATACTTCTATGATCCAGTACATAAAGATTCTTTTCACTAATACCAAGAGTAGTTACTTCCAAGCGGTCTAACTGTTGGTCAACTCCAAGTACAATACCTAATACATCATCGGGTATGTTATCAATGTCAATACTACTATCACGTAAATTTTCAAGTAGTACTAAATCGTGATCGGTATTCTCTTTATCAATGTACGGCAAGCCCAAAACGTTATTATAGAATGACGCGAGATCGAAGGTATAATGTGCTTCGGCAAAGTCCTGTACTATTGATTTGATCGAGTTGATGGGGGAATAGAGTCTGGATATATGATAGCCGGATATGTCCTTTACTTCTGGGTTAGTGATAACCCATTCACCCTTTTTAATCATACGTACACGTTCAGCTTCCGTAATAACGTTGTTACAATCGGGACATTGTAACTGTGCTGTATCTGCGTCGGGTATGCGGCGGCGACCACCATCAATTATTTTCCACTCAAATTTAACGTTTTCAAAAACTAATTCATGTGAATGATTACAGTGTGGACACGGTACATAGAACTTCTGTTTATTACTTTGTTCATACTGCTGAGTGATTAGATCGTTTTCATCGAGTGGAGTACTACATACCATAATCAGGGGTGTACTAAATGCTTTAGTTCGTTGTTCAGCTAGCTTTAGTGGATTACCTTCATCGCCTTCTGCGTCAACATTACTAACCTCATCTAAAAATACTCTTGGTGCGGTCAATCCGCGTAATTGAGCACTACTACCCAAAGTAAGGAAGTACGTAAACGTTCCATCTAAGTTCTGCTGTGTTTTATCATTGTTAGTAAAATTCTTATCATTCTTATTACTAACGAGGTTCTTTAGTACCGGACATGCTTCAATTACTGATTGCCATTTGCCAGTACGAAACTTACTTGTAGTACCTGCCGTTGCCCCTGCGAATATTTGGTTACTTGGATCATTGGCGAGGAAGTAGTACATCGAGTTTTGTAGTACTGTGGTTTTCAAGAGTTGTGCCGAACTCATTAGTACAATCTTTCGTACTCTTGGATTTACTATGTCATTGATGGGGGATTTTTGAAACTCAAACAAACGTACTTTTTGCCCTTGTAATTCACCATCGGGAAATACTAGATTATTCTCTACCCACGTCGCCGGATCTTGTTTCTTCGGTGGTAATATCGACTTCACAGATCTGGTTAGGATCTTCATCATCTTCTGGTAATTGTTCTTCATATGTTCCTTCATATTCGTACTGACCAATTTCTTCCAATTGGCGATCTATCTTTTCTTGTAGTTTCATTTTTAATTCTAATGCGTCGGCTGATTCGAATAGTTCTACATAGCTGGATGCGGGAATACTTCTTAATACTTGACGCATTTGATAAAAGTATTGGGATAAAGTTTGCTGTACTACTGCTACGGGGATTAGTTCACCACTGGCAGTACGTAGTTCTAATTCTTTTATATCTGCTTCTGCTTCAAGTTTGCGTAGTGTGGCTTTTTGTATTTGGCCTTTAGTATCGCCGTTGCGTAATGGTTCAATAACATTAGTTAATAACCAATCATCTACTAATTTCTTAGGCCAATTAATATCAAGTCCCTTACCTGACCATATACGACTTACTGTACTGTGTTCTACGCCGAACCGATCCGCTATCTCTTGCCACGTATAACGTGTACCATCATCTTTAATCTTTGACATTATTCACATCCTATTCACTTTATATTCAATTACCATTGATAGGTAATTCTTATTGTACTTTCGTTTTGAAAGGTAAAACCTTTCGTTTTGTTTGTTTTCGATCAAAAAACCTGCGAATCCGAAAGATAATTCGCGGCGGAAACTCGAACCTTAACCTGTTCTTAAGAATCATTATCATTTAGAGCTGATATAGTACAAATAATGTGCTATTACGATAGCTTTCACCTATCAGTACAAATTTATAACTTTCACATTGAAATGAATTGTTATGCAGTTTATTGCATGGAATCTATTAATAAACTGAGTCGGTAGGGAATGGGTTCGCCGTCTACAGTACCGTGTAGCATTACTTCATCGCGTAGATCTCTTAGGCGGGTGAGGTGCTTCTTCTCTGTACCTTTGAATGTACATAACTGTACTAAGGGGTAGACCGTTTGACCTATGCTAAAGCGGGAGTAATCCAGCGTAACGTATTTATACTTTAGAGTAAGAGTGTATTGGTCTATGAATAGCCCGTAACCGTCCTGTGTGGTGATATGAGCGGTTATTAGCTTATCTTTGCGTGACGGTTCATACCCTGAGTAAGTACCGCTTAGAATTGATTGTGTACCGTTTGGGAAGTGTAAGTGAATGGTAGTCATTGTGTGGTACTCCTATGCCATATAGGAGTATTTAGAAATAAAAAAAGCCCACTGTGATTAGTGGGCTGTGGGGATTAATCTTCTAATAGTGCGGGGTGTAGTTGGTAGAACTCCTGAATGTCATATTCTTCGGCTTCTGGTATGCGTGTACCATCAGCATTTACCTCTACTACCGTATCTTCATATGGGTTAATAGAGTAATGTTTATTATTAGCCTCTACTGTTACTGCGTTAATGGTTAGACCTACTGCGGCTGCGTTTTCGATTAGGTCAGTGAAAGTATTGGTTAGTGTTTCAATATTGTTCATTGTCTTATTTCCTCTGTGGTGGTTTTATTTCTCTTTCGTTTATTAAATCCCACTTAAGATTATCCATCTCTTTCTTAAGTGATTCAATCTGATTACTTAAGCCCCAAATATTACACCATGCCAGTACAAGCAAGATTACCAGTACCCATATCATTGATGTTTCCTACATTCATTGAACGTGTATGACAATTTTGATGGTAAGTTTTGGAACATGAAATTGCCCGTACTGCGATTAATTCCATATACATAATTCTTATCTGAAGCAAATATAATATTGCCAGTAGTTTTAGTTAGAGCTGGCGTAGTTATATTGATGTTTTCAAATTTTACTGAATAGGAATTACCTGAATCAACTACAATAGCTTTCTTATAGTAGCTTTTACGGAATTCCATATGATCCCCGATCATATCATGTATGATCACATCACATTTAAGTACAGTAGCTTGTACGGGTACTGCTACGGTAAACAGTAAAGCAATGATAGTACGTTTCATTTATACCTGCTTATATGCCAGTAACGATTGTTCACGGAATTGTTTAGTCGTGCCGTGTGGGTTCTTCTTCATGTACTGTTTAAAGTATTTCTGTGCTGTCTTATTCAGTACACCACGTTCATTCATATGGAACTCTTGACCATCCCACTTAGCGTTAATGGGATACAGTTTCCGGTAATCCTCTGAATATGCCCTTAGAAAGTTTTCGATCTCCATCATCGATTTATCTTTATTAATGATAGTTCGATATACGGGATCATTAGTTAATGCTAAGGGCATACGGGTATTCACTACTCTATATGTACGGTGTTCATTCTTCACTGAGTCATATAGAACTACTTCGAATACGTGATTGCCCGATTGGGGTACAGCTTCGGCCTTAACGGTCGGTACTGAACCGGATACACTCATTAATAACTCTTCTACAGTACCGAATTGCCCTGATGCCGCTACAACGTCCTGTAAGAGCTTTAGAGCGGCCTTATGGCGTTCCGTGTGATAATGCTCAATTAGGGGTTTAACCTCCTGTAAACGGGCTATCAGCGTTTCTATGTCCTGTACTGTTACAGTAGCCAGAATGTCGCGATGCTCTGAATCAACACTTAACATTCCTGGGTGAAAGTCATCATTCTGTAAAATTTTTAGAAACTTTTCGTTAATAGTTGGCATCAACATATAGCCTCATTAGGGTACGTATCCCCCAGTGTATCAATTACATTATTAGTTTGCGAATGTGGCGTAATGCTGCCTGTACCTTTTTGATATCAGTACCAGTACGTTCAATGCCCGAATCCTTACAACACATACAGTTCCATACTTCACTGTCTTTTGTTGCCGCTCTTAGGTGCTGTCCGTCATACAACATCTGGATATCACGATAGTAGAAACTAACCTCTTCTACTTCATACAGGGGTTGCCCCTCTTTGGGCTTGATTAGTACACAATCCCCTTCCATATCAATTTCAGGTGGTAGGTACTGGCGAATCTTTACCAGTTCAATATCACCAAAGTTAATAGGTAATTGGTTCATATTGACAACTAAACCGCCCTGATCCTCTACTGCGGGGAAATATTCGTTATCCATTTCCCATACGTGGAACTTCACTACACCACAACATGCGATCAAGTAACCGAGATTAGTTTTTGCTGTTACATTGTGAGTTTCTTTACTGGTGATAATGTTTTGTACTTTCATTTTTATTCCTTACAGTACGGTTAGATCTTGTAGGTTATCTTCACCAAAAATTGAAGTAGCAGTGAACGAGATACTACAATCGCCATTAGTGGCATTACTGCGTACTGCATTGAAGGTATTGAAATTCTTTGTGTACTGATTATAACGCTTAGATTGAATCAATACGGTAGAGTTAGTAGTGATTTGCCCTTTAGTTGCCATTACTAATTGTGCACGTTCCCACGCAAGGTTACATTCTTTAGTACCGGAAAAGTTGAATACCTTTGGTGCGGGTGGTTTGAAAGCACAACCGGACATAGTTACAGTAGTGATTAGGGCAATAATGATTTTACGCATTCTTTTAGTACCTTATTGTTAGTAGTTAATAATGATTGGGTTAATTCATTTAATACATACAGTTTCTTCTTAGGGATCTTCCTAATTGCTTTTGCCACCTCCCGATCAATACCGAATACTTCTACTACTTGGTCTAGTGGTAAAGTACGGATAGAATTCACTACCAGACCGTTTAGAGCTTTTATCTCTTCAACCAATCGCACCACGAATATTAACCCTCTTACGTTTGAGTAGTGCTATCAGTGCTTCATTGAATGACGGGTAAAAGTTCTTCCCGTCGCTAAACGGTTTGGTAGCGTGTTTAGATTGTTTGGACATGGACACACTACCTACTTTCTTCTCGTAGTCGTCATACACTTCGGTAATCAGACCACCACAAATAATATGGAATCGCATTAAACCGCTTCCCATTCCCTTAGTTCTGTACTGATATATTCAAGAGCTAATAGAGCTTCTTCTTCATCATCCATCCGGCGGGGTAACTCTTGGACAATACTTGGTGGTAAACAAATATTGTCACCAAGTCGGAACAATCCACCAGCCATAAGAGTAAAGCTAACTACGGGCATCATGTGTTCAGGACGGGTAAACAGTACCGTATTAGTGCCTGTGCTAGAGTCGAATACTTCCGTAACGTTCAGTCCGAACTCTTTACACTTCATGATAAAATCGGTAGATACTGATTGCTGACAGAATGCCGCAACTACCAGATCACGAATGCCCATTTATACCCCCGTCAAACAAAAGATAGTGATTAGGATTGCTACTAGCACGTGCTCTTTACGTATGGTGATAGTAAATGTCATTTACATACCACCTTATCAAAATGATCTGCGTCTACCCATAAAGATGTAGGATACCAATACTGTACTTTTCCTGTAGTGGTATTGATACGGGTTTTGGTAAGTTTGATAGCACTATAACGGTTTATGCTTTCAATCTTTGTTAAGCCCTGACAATCAACCGCTTTTACAGTTGGGTTAGGAGTGGTAGAGCAAGCGACCGTAGCAAATGCGGAGATTGCGAGTACGATAATGCGTAATGTTTTCATGTTGTTTCCTTATGGGGGCTTTTGCCCCCGTTGTTGGTTGGTTATGCTACTTCGTAAATCAATACATCTTTGATTGCTTCAAGTTCTGCTGTGGTTGCTACACGTCCCAAGAAGTACCGGACACATACACCCAAAAGTGCGTTACGTGAATCTGTGTGAAAGCATGGGTGATTGTTTAAGTCCTTTGTACGGTATTCATCGGCTGTTCCGATTTTCAGTACACCATTCTTTAATTCTACGGATACTTGTAAGCCACTTTCGAAAGCGAGAAACGCATAGTTGGGTTGTTCCATCTGGTAGGTATCAATCTTTACTACCGTACCGTTCACGTGCTGCTGTACTTCCACGTGGGCATAAAAACCCATTGCCGCTTTGTTCAAATCTTTAACGTACTTGGTAGAAAAGTTTTTGAACTTGTCCATTTCGTTTCTCGCTTCGTTTGTTGCTGGAGTGTCAAGTATAGATACCTGTATACATACCTGACAAGCGGTATTTTTACGATTAGATATAAGTCATTGAATTACAATAGTATTTAATTATGGTTTAATTCAATACGTATGTTAATATGTATCAATACCAAACATATGAGGAAGCAAAGATGAATACAGTTACTTATAACCAGCGTGGGAACATTACTGATGTACTGGTAGATGGCGTGTATATGGGTTGTGTAGTGAAAGGGGAAGATGGGAAGTACAGAACGGTACATAAGAATGAAGCCCAGCCAGGCGAGTTTACAGCTCTACACTTCGCAACGTACCATGTAGAGAAAGCAAAGCCCTAAACAATGAAGCCCCGTTAATCGGGGCTTTTTTATTTCTTTTCTTTCTTAGGTTTCTTTTCTTTCTTCACTGGTTCTACATAGGTTAGTAGTCCAATTACGTGTGCTTCATTTTCATTCGCATTTTCCAGTACTCCACTGTTCCAGTACTGCTCTAATAGGTCAACATTCGGTAGACCATCCATCGCACGTACACCATCTTGATAGTGTATTGATAGTTCCAATGAACCATTGATTAGTGCTCTAAAGTTATTGGGGTTATTATTGATTACTTTGATTTCCATAATGGTTACTCCATTGATAATTATATTTGCCATGTATATTAGTTCTTCCAAATCATCCCTTACTAAAGATTGTTGAAAGTGTTCTTCTTCTGATAGGTTTAGAAAGTATTCGGGTGTACCTTCAATATCGATAGTATTTACTGTGAATCCTTTCTTGTTCACGGCATATCTACGTTCACGTTTCTTATCGTAAAAAAGTATTCCCCGCGTGTGGTGGTAGGTGGTTAGTTTATTCATTTGATAATCCTTTATAGAACGTCTGCGAAGCCCTTAGACCGTACTTATGATTTAGGTGTAAGTATGATGGCCTTTTGCCGTTGGTCGTCTTGTAGTGGCGTATGTACGCTTCTATAGCTTCCTTCAGTTCTCCCCCTACGTGTGGTGTATCCGTGAGTGAGGATTGCTGTACTTTGTTATAGAGTCCGTTAGACTTCATTCCTGACGCTTTATAGTGCTGTCTTATTTGTTTCCATGTGCTCATAAGTTAGTATGTCCTTTAGTGTGTTGTGTAATTCATCCAGTACCGAATAGTACCCACGATTGTTTATTTCCTGATGTAACTTTTCATCCTGTACTACTTCATCCCTTTTCCATGTATGGTAAAAGAATGGTGTTGCCGTATCCCATATCTGATATTGATCTTCATAGGCTATTAGATATGTAGAATCAACATATCTGGATACATGCGTACCTTTCTTTGAAAATGTAATGTCCGTACCATCTTCAAGTAGTAACGTTGCTGATTTTACTTTTCCCTGTGGTGGTACATGGTGGGGTAGTACATCTTGTGTAAAGAAATAATCTTTTGTTTTCACGGTTACATAGCCACTTACAAAAAGTGGGCAATTACGTACTAAGTTATAATATTCCTGTACGGTGGTTAGTTTCATTTGGTTTCCTCTAAGTAGTGTTTGATACGGTCGTATACTTCTTGGTGGTGTTCGGTCATAGTTTACCTTTTATTTGGTATTTGAGCATCCATCTGTATGTATTCGGTAAGTGGATGTATTAGTTTTGTGTCTACACCGATCATATTTTCAGGTCTGAAATTGAAAGAATATTCAACTTGTTCATAGTGAATTTTATTATTCTTTACGGTTAGTGATAACCCATCATCACTCACTATAGTACAGTGATTTACTGGTACATATCCAATTTCATTACACCTTTCATAATCACTATATGAAAACCCACTATCAAATTCATCAAGTAGTGATTCTTTAGTTCTTCCCAATCTCATATAACAAGTACCATTATTCATTTTGATGAAGGCAACGTATAGACCTTCATCTACTGATTGTTCGGAAGTAGTGATTATTCCGCGTTCTGTTATTAGTGATAGGGCATTATCTATAAGATAGCAATATTTCATGGTTTTTCATTTCCTATGTTTTTGATCTTTTTATATGGTGAAAGTGAGTTTTCATCTTTGTTACCAAACATCAAAAAATCACGTAATTGATCTTGGTTAGTTACTTTACCCTGTACTAAGGGTTGTTTAGTTTTCTTCTTTTTACTCATTGTGTACTCCTTAGTTATGAGCGTACGAAATTTTTGTACGCTTTATGTTCTTAGTTATAGATTGCTTTTGATGGTATCCCAGAATAATTTAGTACCTTGTAGTTCAAACTTACGGTTTAGTTCTGCGGGGTATGGATAATACTTATTTTCAGATTTATACATCCGTAGATAGTTCTCAATACATTTTTTCATAACTGGTGGTAAGTCGATGTGATCATAAATCTGATTTAGTTTAGGATCATTTAGTGGTGGTTTACTAAGTGGTTTTTGTTCTTCCATAAATCCCCTTTGTACTAACCCTTCTATGTAGAAACTATTTGTACGTAGTTCTTTTTCATACTGTTGGTAGTTCTTACTATTTCCTGTTATTTTGCCAATATTCCATTTTGTGTACTTATTATTCATGTATTTTAGTGATTTATTTCCGATATCGTAGGTAATACTTTTTGGTGTAAAAGTAATAGTACGATTTGAATCACTTAGACCTACTGAAAGGGGAATAATACTTGGGTTTAAGTACATGTATTCATCCTCATTGAATGTAACAGTGTAGTACTTCATATATTCGTAGTATTTGATTGTTATTTCTTTGTATTCGTCATCTTTCATTAGAAGATAGTATGATTGAAGTAGTTTCATTTTCTTTTCCTTTTGTTTATTACTTTAGTGAGCTTTAACAGCGAGCGACACGGCAAGGAGTTTACGACGCGTCAGGACTACAGAAGACTTTAGCCCTTTAGGGCGACACAACACTTTGTAAGTAGTTCAATTCAAAAACCAACTATATGAAGTAATTCATTCTTTAGTAGTTCATCACTGCGTAAGCAGGGATTGACTATCAAAAAATGTAATTAAAGCCGCAAGCGTGCTTGTGTGCTTCTTTCACTTGTATTCAATGATGTGTTATCGACTTCTACGAAGTCTCAGCAAATATCCCTTGTTCACGGCGGCATAGCCACCTAAACGCGGTCTATTTGATTTTGGTTTTTGTGTTTTATCAAGTCTCTTATATTAGGGTTCGTTTTTTAGTTCGCTTTTGAGTCGTAACTTCCTCCAAAAGTTCGTTTTTCATATGGGGTTAATATTCTTTATATTAGGGTTCGTTTTTTAGTTCGCTTTTGAGTCGTTTTTTAGTGACTCAATAAACAAGTTTAGTTCTTCGGTGGTTCCTTTGATTGACAAGTACCGAACTACTTCACGTTCATCCTCCGTAAAGGGGCGTGTCATACCATTTAGGAATACTTCACCCTCTTTGTATGTTAGGTATCCAATCGCATCCTTTCTATAGTTGAATGATTCCATTTCCGTACTCACACTTTCCCCCTTATCCATTTGTAGTTGAATAGCACTTGAAGCATTACAACAAATCTTTGTGTACTTCTGTATTTGTCTTGTAGATAGATCTTTTTTCATCTTCTCTTGATATTGTTTATTGAGTAGTTCACCAACTGTAGAAGTAGTGATCACATCAATAGTTCTTAGAAGATAGAATATCTTTCCTTGTGATAGTTCACGTTCACTACTACTTGATATCTGTCCAAGTGAACCGCGTATAATATCTTTAACCCATTCAGCCGCATCATATAGGCTTGGTAGGTCGGATAGTGCTTCTTTTACTTTTGTATTATTTGTTTTGTGTGCCATATAATTTCCTTTTGATTGAAGGGGTATTTCCTTTACCCCCTTTTCTTATTGTGAATGTTTTAGAAGTAGTGTACTTAGTTCTGGATAGGCACTGTACCGTACTGAAAGTTCATATAGATACTCTTTGCGTCCTGCTTCATATGCCTCTGTAGCTTCCTCTATCGTATCGTATGAGCCAAACTTGTGCGGGGTATCTTCCCATTTGGCTTGTGCCTGGAAACGTCCAGTATTACTACGTGATACACCACGACCTACTTTAGAGATAACACCACGGAATAGTAGATTGATATGATGAGGTACAAAAATACATGTATCAGGACTGTAATGATCCGTTCCTTTCATGTCTTTATCAATATCCCATCCATCAACATAGTTCTCTACATACCAGTGATAGAAGTTACTGTATGTATACCATTCTTCACAAATAGTAGTAGTTAGATATCCTTTCTCTCTACCTACTTTAGAATGTAATTTATTCCATAACTTATTAGCTTGTGCGTTTAGTGGTAGATTGTTGTTTTTTAGGTCATTTAGTTTTTCCATAATATATCGTCCTTGATATGAATGTACTGAATCAATCCTTGATTAGTACGGTTTAGTTTATTTGTACTTTAAGGTGTACTTACCTTTCTTACTTACTGCTAAGTATAATTTGTTGATTGATTAGGTAGTGGATAGCTTGGCTAATAGTTTTAGCTTTACCTTCCTGTACTAATTGGAGTAGTAAATCGTTTTGTACTTCACTTAGACGTACACCTACACTAATAGTTTTTTTATCTGACAT